AAACCGTATTAACAACTCGCCACGAGGCTCTACACGTGGGGCCATAGCAAGGTTTGTGCGCTTGTCTGCGTGCTCGTCAACTACAAGGACGTTGTTAATGTGCCTATAGATGTAGTCGCCCACCACTGCACTAGCATCTCCCACTGGAGCCTTGGTAGCTGCACACATATCTTGCAGGCTGCTAGTTGCAAAAGAGTAAATACGCGGCATCTTCCAGCCCACCAGCAGCCCAAGGCGCTCGGCAATCAAGCCACCGGTTATGTTGCACGCAGCTACAGCAGACCAGTTGCGCTCTCTGGAAGTCAGGTTAATTTCCTTGTCTATCTTCGCCTGCACTCTGTGTAGAGTGGCTTGGACCTCCTCCATGTTAGACAGGATGTACTGGATGTACGGCACGATAGCGTGCCCGTAGTTGCTATTAAGCTGGTGGTCAAACATATGCTTACCCTCGGCGGTAGATATTAATTGTTGGTCGGTGTATTCAACTTTAAACTCCAGCAAACGCATTATCTCGCCGTCTGCAGCGGCCTTTATCGAACCTACTTTGTCGTAGAACGAAGCGTTTGAAGAGGTCAGCGTGGGGGTGCGCCATGTGGTGTTGTTGATACGTAGCTTGTTCTCCTGCGCATCGCCTTTGTCTTTCCCCTTACCTTGAGAGTACGCATACACAAGCTCCGAAAACACCTTGGGTTCTAAGTTGGTAATCTCGTCCACGGTGTTGATGATGTTGTTCAGTATGCCTACCTTGGTAATACGCGCCACTTTAGTGTCATCTATCGTGCCCAGCAGTTCTTCCGGGTGCCCATAGATGCTGTTAGCCATACGAAGGACTGTCGTCTTACCAGTACCAGCGTGGCGGTGGATCAGGTTTATAATTGCCCCCTTTTGCCCAGAGAACTTCAGCAGTGGGGCGCCGAACCCAGTAAGCGCAGCAAAAGCCTGCACCTCCATGCCCTCCTTCCCGTATAGCGCGAACACTTCCTTCCATGCTTCAAGTGTGCCTTTAGGTTCAAAGTACGGCACCATTGATTCCGTGATTGACGATGGAGGGCTGTAGTACACCTGATCCTTCGTTATCTCTCTGTCTCCTACTATAAATTTAGTATCTCCGTCTGCCCATCCAAATTGTCTTCTCATAATTTCTGCCGTTTTATCAACTTGAAGCTCTTTTAGAGCGTGAATTACGTATGCGGTTATAAGTTTAAATTGCCCTTCAGAGGCTATTACACCGTGCTTTGAAAGCTCTTTCCTAAGTTCCAGCTGTTGCGCTATCTTTGTATTCGGGATTATGAACTCCCGAATCCCATCCCTTGGGCTGTGTAGGCGGAAAGCAACGACGTCCCCTAGCAGCGGATCGGTTAACCTCTTTATTAAGAACAAATCGTGCTCGTACACCAACTTAGGCTCGTCGTCATCTCCTAGCTGGATGTAAATCCCTCCAAACTTCCCCCTAAAGTAAGGTGAGGTGTAGAACGGTGCTGGGGTATGCCCCGGTGCGTCTTCCTCCCTATCTATTGGCTCAGGGGAATCTTCTTGTACCTCTTGCACTAGCGGTATGGGAGTACCCTCTTGATGTCGCAGGATTTCCCGCCCCAGTACAATCGGGCTCTTCACCGCACCCATATGGGGGCATCCGTCGCACCCACCCGGGTTGTTACGGGCAAATACCTCGCATGTGTGCGGGCCAACGATGTGGGCTAGTTTGCGCTCCACACCAGAGGCGTCGTAGTCGGGGTGCCCGGAAGACATTTTGTGTACTGCTATGTCCCGGTCAGAACAAAACTTAGCCACCGATAGTGCGTCAAACCACCTTGGCTCCGAAACTGTTTCCCTTTCTACGTAGCAGCTTAGTAGCTGCTGGCAGCCGTCCCCCTTTGCGCTACGGGTCATTATCTTGCTGAAGCTACTCTCAATATTTTCAAAAAGTAACTTGCTCAGCGCAGAGGGTACACGAGGCTGAGTAGGAACCGAGACTCTTAAGACTCCCGAGACTTCCGGTTCTTCCGACCCTTCTGCCGGTGCGCACCCTAGCACAGAATAAAACAGCTCTATGCTAACTGGTGGAGACACCTTGATAACACGCACTTGCTTAGGCGTCTCGTCCTTATAGTTGTAGGTGTCGGGCACTCGCAGTATGCGAGCCACTTCAAAAACCGCAGGGTCTACGTGCAGTTCTTGGGTGACGCAAACTTGGCGTAGGCGCTCAGCCACAGGCTCCCACACTTTGCGAGACACCTCCTTCTCAAGCGCCCAGTACACGTGTAGCCCGCGCCCTGAGTCCACTACAGTTGGAGTAGGCAAGCCCACTAGCTCGCAAAAACTAAGCAGGGCTTCCAGTCCCGCCTTCTGGTCTATGTAGCCAAAGGGCCGCTGGGTAGAAGGATTTATAACAGCCTTCAACTCCCCGCAGTCTATGTCCAACCAAAAGGATTTAACGGCTAACGCGTTATCCTTAGTGCGGTTATCAGCAGAAACAAACTTAGACACCGCAAAAAACACATTACGTTTTTGGGCGTCAAACTCTTCTATTAAAGCTTGTGCCCCCTCGCGGGTCTCAGCAAACTTCTGCTTAACTGATTTCCCCTGTATGCCTACTATGCAAAAGAACCCCTGAGAAGGTTGCACGTGGGTGAGTAGGTCAAAGTGGTCCATAGGCTCACCGTGACAATGAGAGAACGAAATGGTTTATTTTTTGTTCAGTACTTTTCATGGGTATTGATCTGCCAATAAACCAGTTGTACACCGTTTGCCTACTCACCCCTAAGCGTCTAGCTACGTCTACTACGGGCACATTATGTTCTATGCACGCACGGCCTAGCTGGACACCAAGTGACGCTACCGAAGCCGCTCCATTAAGCTTAGCCAGCCTTAATGAGTATCCGTAGCTCGTTTTACCCATTAGCGGCCCTTGCTCCAGTCATCAATAACGGAGGCTAAGTTTTCCGCGGAAGAACCAGAGGCAACTACTTCCTCTCGTCGCTTGACGCGTTTGATGGGCTCAACCTCTGCAACTTCTTCCCCGTCAGGCTCTTCAGCCCTAGTTACTGCTGGTTGCTTAACTTTTGGTTCCATAGCTGGAAGTTTAACGACCCCGTCAGTTTGCGAGACGGTAACACGGGTGTACAACTCCGTTTCCGGGCGAAGCTGGGCAGCCTCTACGAGAGCAAACTCGTTAGCGTTAAGCTGTCGAACTGGAGAGAACGTCAGCTCCATGCCCTCTGCCTCAAGGTCATAGCTGATCTGGGTGATTACAGTGTCAGGAGCTTCACGGTTAGCCAGCAGGTATTTAACGTAGCTTTCGTAGGGGTGCACGTTACCGGCGCCTTTGCCAAACAACGACTTTGCTGGGACGCTGAATTGGTACACATCTCCGGAAGAGTCCCCTGCAAGCAAGACAGCTATGCGGCGCTGATATCTGCAAGCCCTACCACCATTATCCCCAGAGCCCTTAACATTTTGGGGGCAGTTTGCGCAGTTAGCATGCTGCTTATCCGCAGACTGTGGCTCTGGTACATCGTTGTTGTTAGACCAGCAGTTCGGCAGTGTGGGTTCGCCCTCGGGGTCGTATTTCTCTTTGTAGTAAATTCTAGAAACTCCGGGCAGCATGCCAACAACTATGGCATTGAAGGAATCCCGAATCGGCTCCCCTATGTTCTCCCCGTTAACGACCTTGCGGAAGAATCCTTTGTTGTTCGTTTGAATACGACGACTGTAGAACTTCACAGTGCCAGCAAGTTTTTTACCCAAAGCGCTAGTTCTACCGCCATCGGAGTGGATGATCTCACTTTGGCTCTTAAAAATAGATATATCTGTACTCATAGCATTGTCCTATTTCTTGGTTGGTTTACGTACGTGGATTACATACTTCTGGCTAGCTTGTAGCCCTGCGGGGATTGCGTCAGGGTTTGCTTCTAGAAACTCTTTCATGTTTCCGTTGTGTATCCGCTTCTCAAGCAAGTGGCATGCGGAGTGTTCATCCACAAACTGGTAAAAACTTTCCCAGTCACTTGTCCAATAGCTGGATTGAAGCCTGCGGCTCACGGTGCCCTCATCCGTGCTTATCGTGTTCGCCCCCTGCTCATTGCAAAGGGCCAACAGCTTATCAGTTACTACTTGCTGCTGTAATTTTATTTCGGTGATCTGTTGCTCCAGCTCAGCTATCCTCGTACGCATGCGTATGTAGGTGCCCGCTAAAACATCAGGGTTGTACTCGGTCATAGACTCCCCCTTCTTGGGTCATAGATTCCTCCTTCACTGCACAGGAGAGGACTAGTTTACTCCTTGTGATTTTACATTGTCAAACATTTAGTTCTTGGCTGTACAACTCTATTATCTTGCTGTGGTTTGCTATGTTTGAACGCAGGAGGGAGTAAAGGCGGGACTCTATGTCGCTTCCTTTTATATGGACGATTGTCATAGGGTTGTGTTGGCCGGGGCGGTCTATGCGCGCGTTAGCTTGCAGATAGGTTTCCACGCTGGGCACCGGTGCGTACCATATTATGGTGTTTGCTGCAGTGAGGGTCAGTCCGTGGGAAGCCGCTTGAGGTTGGATTATAAGCACTCTGGGGGTGGGGGAGTTTTGAAACTGCTGGATTATGTCACTACGTTTGTTTACGGATACTCTCCCAGATATAACTTCGCATGTAACTTTATTCTTCGTTAGGAAGGCTTGTAGCAGGTCTATCGTGTGAGTAAACGGAACAAACACGAGAACCTTATGGGAGGATTCTTCTATAACTTCGAGCACAACTTTAAGGCGGTTGCTTACATCAAACTCTACAACCGATTTATCGTCCGAGTACACCGCACCTCCCGATATCTGCAGAAGTTTGTTTATATTTACAGCGGCGTTTACAGACGTAATCTGCTCCCCCGCCGCTTCCATCGTCATTCTCTTTTTCAAAAGCTGGTAGTACTTTGTTTGCTGGGCGGTCAGTGGCACGTCCCGTTCTACGTGAGTAACCGGTGGGAGATCAAGGCACTGGGCTTTCTCAAACCTAATAGCAGGCTGAAGAAGCTGGTGAACTATCCTGTCGGCGTCTATGGAGGGCTTCCAAACAAATTGGCTTACCTTCCGCATAACCGTATCTCGGAAAACCCCAAAGTATTTAGGGCAGGTGCTTGGGGATAGGAGTTTAGCTAGACCATAAGCGTCGAGCGGAGACTGTGCAGCAGGGGTGCCGGTTAGCATCCATACCCAGTCAACTTTTGATACGATCTTGTTTAGCACTTTCCAACGGTTAGTCTTCACGTTTTTGTATGCGTTCGCCTCGTCGATTACAATCATGTCAAACTTACCGGCAAGGATTTCTTCTTGCACAACAGCCACGCCGTCA